GTCAGGTAGGCGATCGCGCTCAAAGATTATTTGCCGCGCACGCTCTACATAAAACTCCGCGGCCTCTCGGTTAAACTCTGTGCGGCATGACGCCCAGTCGCGCCCGCCAGCCGAGGCCACAACCATGTAGCCGCGCGTTCTCCCACGATAGAGCATGTACAGTTGATGCTGCGCGTAATAGGTTTCGTTCCATTCGCGCAACGTATTTTTCTCACCAACCTTGTCTTTAATCTTTTTAAATTCGTTAAACCCTTTTTCCTTCACGCACTTGATTTCCAACACATGCGGCGTCTTTGGCGCCTGGTGCAATCCAAAGATTTCGCCGTCGAGATGCCCAAGGAAATGCCTGTTGTGATCTTCGACTTCGAACTGACGTCCAGTATCTGGATCCTCGGCCATCACCGTCACGCCAGGCGCCATGCGCAGCCGCTCAATAATTAAGTCTTCAGTCCGGTGCCCGTCTGCAAAGTTCTTTAACGTCAGCGCAGAGAATGGATCTGCGCCCACCATCGAATGCCGGTAGGCTTGCTTACGTCCGCAATCGCCGGCACTCGACATGCCGAGATAGTTACGTGCGCGCCGCGCGTTCTCGCGCTCTTCAAGAGCTGCGTCGGCAGCGGCAAGCGTCGGATCTATAAATTTCAATTCAACCATTTGCCACCTCTAAAAAAAGGGGGGGCGAGCCTAAAACCCGCCCCCAAGTTTGCTACGACTGCCAGGGAGCCTGACCAGTAGTAGCGGGTGCCGGCGCCACGGTGGCGGGCGGCGCCGAGGGAGGAACGGGTGCTTGCGCGAGCTGCGCCATTGCCGGCGCGGCTACGGCGCCGATTGCGCTGTAACCAACGATAATATTTTTGTCGCTGTACCCATTAGTGCCGGCCTCAATGTTGACCTTGACCATGAGCGGCTTCAGCAAAATGTCGTCACTGTCTGCAACGTGCGTCATGTTCAGCGCGCGCGCGATCTGCTTCAGCCGATCGTTCGCTACCTCTACCGCTGATGGGTTAGGGTTCCAGAGATTAAGGTTGTCCCAAACGAAACCGCTGTTCTCGACCTTCACCTGAAGCTTCAGATAATTGTGACCTTTCTTTGAAACCTCGACGTCGGCGGCAACAATCTCAGCGCGATACTCGCCTGGTTGTAACAATTCATATCCGCTCGTGCTTTCCGGCACGGCGGTCGCATCGAAATTTAACGCCACCATTACGCAGCTTCCTTCTTTTCAGTGATTGCAGAAATTAAAGCATCCCAGCTCAACGGCAGCTCAGCGGGTATGTTGTAACGAGACTTTGCGACGAACGCCGGCAGCTCGGATGTTCTTAAAACCCGCTCGCCAGTGCCAAGCGGTATGTTTTTCTTTTGCCCAAAACCTTTGTCGATGGTTTTGGTCGAAGTCCGGTAGGTCGCGAAGCCAATCAAGTCCGCCGCTTCCGAAACAACGTCGCCCGCCTTGCGGTGTAACTTAATCTCGTATCGATCGTATCCTTCGGACGCAGGATCTTCGAAACGCTTAATGTGACTATGCGCCAGCATAATTACGGCCATTTGCTTCTGCGTGCGCAAAAAGTTGAGCCCGTCTAAAAAACTGCGCCATATGTCGAGGGCAAAGACGTAGCCCTTGCCATAGCCCAGATCTTCAATGCTCGTTATCTTGTGAACCTGGCACACGCGCTGCCAAATCAGTTGTTCTAACCAATCTAAAGAATCGACAACGACAGTCGCATACGCATGGTCTTCCTTTGCTAACGTGCCAATCGCGTTCTCGACATCGGCATACGTCTCAGCAAGCGGGAACCGATCGGCGCCGACAACGTCGGCACCATCCTCTGTTTGGATGAATATTGGATTGGGCGCTGATGCGCCGAATGTCGTCTTACCGACGCCGGCAGGCCCATATATAAGGCACCGCGGCGGCGCCATTGATGAGCCCTTCACGATAGATGACAGACTAGTCATCGTTTTGCTCTCCCTTCAGTAGTTTTGCAAAGAGGTGGTCTTTGATAATCCAGAGCCGCTCTTTGCGATCAGCTCTGACGCAGACAACATCGCTGTCGTCTTGATCAAATGCGTCGTAGATAAGTTTGAACCCGCTGCCGGTCTTTCGGCGCTTGGCCTCTAAGCGCAAACCTTCCAGCACAATGTCGCCGGCATAGTCCTGACCGAGTTCACGCTTAAAGGCGCCTGATCCAAAAACGCGCCGGCAATTAAAACCTTGCTCCTGAGCCCACAGAACAATTTCGCGTTCATGCTCATAGCCGCGCTGTTTGTTGCGCTTTGTCATTCGTCTCTCGACAACTGATAAGCTCGGTGCAAATCATTTACAGTCACCCTGCCGTTGCTCACCTCATAAATGCGCGCAGTCATTCTGGGACCAGGGCGATGGCGACCCGCATACCAATGAGTAATCGCAGTGGCTGTGACGCCGAGTAGCTCGGCTGCCTTAGCGCGGGTCAAACCACGTTTGTCGATCCATTCGGAAAAAAGCATAGGTAATTACGTTTCGTAAGAAATAAGGCCCTTTATAGGCTTGGTAAGAAAGTCTTGTCAAAAAACGTAATTACTTTTAAGGTCAAAATTTGACCAATAGTAAGGGCAGAAAATGGATTATTGCGATTTTGCGAAAGCTCGTGATGCTGCGGTAGATGGAATTCAAAAACGTATGGAAATCTATGAAGCGGCTGACCTTGAAATTGAGCCGATCTCTCACACGTTCATCTGGAGACACAAGGTTTCGCTGGTGCGTTTGTTGACGGGTGTCAGCATTGCGCTCAATCGACCACCTGGCAAGGTTGGTCCGATAGTTCAAAAATGGCGATACCAAAGCGACAAACACCGCGACGTGACTCGAAATATTATACACCACATGCAGATGGCGGAGGGTCCGTTGACCCAAACTGAGCTGGTTGCGCTTTGTTGCGACGTTGCTTCAGAGACAAGTGTGAAAACGGTTATTCGCGAAGGCAAGCGTCTTGGCTTGCTGAAACACGTAAAAGGCGGGTATGTGTTTACGGAACTTTGTTTCATTGAATTGTTTGGACGAGGACTTGCAAAAATTCTAAACCCTATTGTTGTCGAATTTTGCCGCCTCGTCGTCAGATTTTGGGATCAGCGCGAGGAGAATTTGAAACTGCAAAAACTTGAGGCACAAGGGCTTTATAAAGAATCGTCGTTTGTCACAATGGCAGAACGGTTGCATGGAGAAGCAGCAGAACAGGCGAAAAAAAACCAAAAAAATGGTCAAAATTAGACAAATTTAGGGGGCTTATTTAAGCGGTGTTAGGGAGTAATTTATTATGCGCAACAATATAAAAAAGCTTTGCGCCGAACATGATATGAGCATTTCCGAGTTAGCTCGGCGTATTGGAATGCAGCCTCACACTTTGAGGCGATACACGAGAATAAGAGCTGACGGAAGTCAAGAAGCGCAACCGTCTGTTAAGATAGCTCAAGCTATAGCTAATGCGCTCCAAGTGCCGATCGATAAAGTCATGGGCGTTGATCTGGGGCTTAACCAGCGAACAGGAACTAGAGGGGTTAAGATGCCATTATATGGAGCAGTGCAAGGAGGAGAGGTTGGTTTCGACATTACAGACGTTGACCAACCCATCGACACAATCGACACACCAAGCTGGCTGGAAAGCGTGCAAGACGCTTATGCTGTTTTCGTTACCGGAAATTCGATGGAACCTAGATACATGGCGCGCGAGGTTGTGTACGTCCACCCGCATCGCCCATATAGAGAGAATGACTATGTCGTCGTTCAGCTTGCCGCTAATGGCAGCACCCACGCAATCATTAAGCGCTTCGTAGAACTAACAGAAACGCACATTGTTCTGCGACAACACAATCCTGACCGTCAAATCAAACATCCCCGCAAAAATGTCGTTGCCGTGCATACAATTGTTGGAACTTACCAAGGGTAATAATAAGTCAATTTGACTTACGTTTGGTAATTCCTATATATTCCCCTCTCGTACCAAATTTCGAGAGGGCTTTTTTTATGCGATTTTTATGTGAGACGCTGGGGTTGCTCAGTTTCTTCGTCGTGATCTATATGGCGTTTGTTTTTCTAGCAGCGACCAATGACCAAATGTGGTCAACGTGGGTGCAATGACTGAAGCAGCATTACTTAGCGTTCGCGATGCCGCTGAGGTCTTATTCGGCTCTCGGGACCACCAGGCTTATAAAAAAGTTTTAAAGCTTATCCATGATAAACAACTTCGACACATTCCATTAGGCGCTCGGTACTATGTATCGCGTGCATCGATCGAAGAGCGTCTATGAGCTGCGAGAAGTGTGACGACAAGGGCATTGTGCGTGAGGGTGTCGCGACGATTACGTGCGAGAACTGCGACTGCCCTGACGTAGATGAAATTAACCCGGCGCACTACAAAAAAGGCTCTGTCGAAACGTTTGACTACATCATCGACGTTGTGCGCGATCTGCCGGCAGACGAGGCGTACATGGTTGGCAACATAATTAAGTATGTCTCGCGGTATCGCGAGAAGCACCCAGATCCACGCACCGATATCGAGAAGGCACGCTGGCACCTCAACAGACTGCGCAATCTACTAATCGCGAAAGACGCCGCTAGTGAGTAGGAAAAACACAAGTACAGTAAAAATTAAAACCGACTTCGGCAGCTTCTTCATTCATGTTGAAAGCAATGACGACATGACTGGCGCGTCCGGTGTCTGGATCTCAAAGCAACAGAAGCTCGACGACTCAGCTATCGATCGCCTGGTGAACGACATCGTCGAAGGCGTTCACCAAGGCGTCGAAGCGTTAATCTCATAAAAAAGAACCCCGCTTGTGGCGGGGTTTGTGCTTCGTCTTGCGAGTGTAAAGCTTTCGGCTCTTCACAACCTTGTGACCGAGCGCACGGCGCCAACGCCATGCGGGATCGCGGGGGGTGCATTTGATACCCCCCTTTGCGCGCACCCCTGTCATCCGCGGGCCCTCGCCAGACGCTCGGCAATGCCGGTGTCGCGGTCTGCGTCTTCCATCCAATGCCCGTATTGCTGGCGGGTAAAGTCGATCGACTTGTGACCCATCAGCGTCGTTACCGTCGCATCGGCCTCGCGCAGATCGTACAGCAAGATTGACGCAAAGAAGTGACGCAGAGAGTGCCAGGTAATGCGCTCGACGCCGGCGCGATCGCACGCCTTGTGCAACCCGCGCTTGCGCCAGTTGTCTACATTGTCCATCGCGCCGGTCGTCGTCGGGAAAACGAGATTGTTGACGCGTTGCTCGATCGGCTGCGCAAGCTTCCATGCGCGCAGCTTGGCAAGCAGTTCAGGATCTAATGGCACCGAGCGCTGCCCTGCCTTGGTCTTAGCAGCGCCAAGGCCACCGCACTTCTTGCGCGCGCGCCGCACAGTCACGAGGCCGCGGTCGAAGTCGATGTCGTCCCAGGTCAGCGCGATCTGTTCGCCGGCGCGCAGCCCAGTCCACGCTGCGAACTCAATGACGAGGGAGTGGCGGCCGGCGTGTTCAACGATCACGTTGATGATGTTTTTCGACAGGCGCGCAGCTAACGCGTCGGCTGTAATCGGCTTTGCCGGCAGCGTGATCTGACGATCAACGATCGGGTTTTTCTTGAGTGCCTCAAGCAGCACAGCGTGCTTGAGAACCTGACCGAACGTCGTCCAGATGTTGGACGCCGTCTTGTGCGCGCGGCCTTCGAACAACGCCGGCACGAGCTGGAGCTGGATCGGGCCCGTGCGCAGATCCGCGACCTTGGTCTCGCCGAGCGTCGAGTTGCCAAACGGCAGCGCGATCAGGTGCTGCACGTTGGTGCGCTTGTTTGCCAGCTCGCCCTCGCCGAGGTCGCCGCGGCGCACGCGTGTCTCCTCGTGCTCAATGAACTTGTCGGCGATCACTGAGAACGCCGGCGACGTATGTTGTGGTATGAAGCCGCCGTCACGATGCTCGGCAGCGGCATGCTCAAGCAAAGCCTTCGCTTCGTCGAGCGTTTTGCGCACCGGCTCACCGCCGCCGTACTTGCGGAGGTTGACGATGTAGCCGTTGTCGCGCTTGCTGTAACGAATGCCCTTTGGTGTTTTCGGTGCCATGTTGCTCTCCTCTGGCTTAGCGATCTCACTCGGCGGCACCGTGCGGATGCCGCCTGGCGAGGTCATTTCCAGCGCTTAGCTAAGTTATGCATTGTTGATGGCGCGAAGAGCGGCGACGGCGCTCTTAACCGGAACGCTTATTCCAAGAAAGTCCGCGTACCATTCGTCTGCCGCACCGCCCGATTTCTTGCCGCCCCAAATTGTAAATTTCCAGCCGCCTATCGTTGTGCCGGTCCACTCATACGAGTACTCGCCTCGCTCTATGGTTTCGATGCGCGTTAAATCAAACACGTTACGCCCGTTAACTTTGATGCAGTCAGTGCCGTATTTGGTGGTGGTTTTTGTGATGCGTGTCATGTAGCTCTCCTCTGTTTCGTCATTACTTATTGTAAGGATTTCTTACCATAGGTAAAGCAAAAAATGACCTTCAGGTTATTTTGCGGGGTTTTTAGGTGCGGGGAATTTGCGGGGGGCATAAAAAAAGACCTAGCTATTCCTAGCTAAGTCATTGTTTTATTTGGTTGCGGGGAGAGGATTTGAACCTCTGACCTTCAGGTTATGAGCCTGACAAATGCCCTTTGCGGGGCTTAACAAAATCAACGGCTTAGCGCGGAACGCCAGTATATCCGCCGTTTTGAAAGGTACAAGAGGGGAATGCAGGGGAACGCAAAGGAATGTGTGGGAATGTTATTCTGCGGGGAAACTGCGGGAAAAATCCCTACCCTGAAGGTCACTGCTTCGCCGCGCGGATTTTATCGCGCAATGTCCCATAGTCCATGATGAAGCGCGCAGCCGCTGAGCAATTTTCGGTCAGGTGGTCGCGCGCGCACGGCGGCCCCAGTTGCTCGAACTCGGCAGCCGCGCGCGTCTGGATCTCGCTTGTATAGTCTACGATCGGCGGCGTCACGATCACCGCTTCGCCCTTCTCAGAAGTGAGGTAATCGAAATAAGCGCCGACTGTGCTGGCGCCGGCCCCTATAATTGAGGCGCTAGAAGTCAGAGTTACGCAAGCGCTCAGCGGTAAAACTAGGAGGCAGATGATCGCTAACGCTATCCATACGCTGGCGCGCCTCTTCAACCGCCTTCCGCTGTTTCGCTTGAGCGAGTTTCCCCGCCACCCAGAAGGCGGCAGCGGCGGGCGCGGCAACCGCTGCGCATCCACCCACAATAAGCCAAACATCTGTCACTCGCCGCCGCGCTCTTTCATCATAGTCGCAGCTATGCCGGCTAAAGCCCCAATGACGATTGTAATCTGTGTGACGACTTCCCCCGGAAGGGAAATTCCAATGGCAGCCATCACTGAGCCCAGGCCAGCGAGGGTCGAGGGCTCCTTGAGCCTCCGTAGCAACATTTGAGCAATAATCATTAACAGTCTCCTTAATATGACCAGATCGTTGGTCGGTTGGTTGTCGTGGTATCGAGGTGGATAAAACGCCCGCCTTTTTTTTGCTGAATCCCAAAGCCGCTGAAGCGGCCATCAAGCAAGGCAAGGCGCAACAGCTTCACGGCATCGCCGCGACTCACTACAATGTCGGCGGCCTTGCCGCTAAAATGCGTGCCGGGTTTTGATTTACGCGCCTCGACTGAATGCTCAGCGCATCGATATCCGCTTGATATCTGCATCGGGCCAAATTGGTCGCGCAGCTCCTGAAGCGCATCCATAAATTCAGGGTCCATTTTTTCCATGCCGCAATGTGAGCATGCAAATTCGTCGCGCCCAAAATTTGGGTAGCGGTCCCAATTCTCAATCATGTGCGTTTCCTGTCACAGGTTTGTGCCGACCGTTGTGCATTTTTTGTAAAATATCGACGTCACGCCGCAGCGTTTCAGATTCGACTTGCAGACGTTCAAGAGAGCGATGTAACCGCTCGCGATTTGTCGGATCTAGCATTTTGGAAATCACCGACATCCGTTGACTAACGAGGTCTGTATGTGTGTCGTTTTTGTCGAGACGCCCATCCAACTGACGAAGACGCTTTTGAGCTTCTTTCAATTCCTCTTCGATAGCCGACAATTTCGATTTAACTACTGCGAAGCTACCGATAAAACTGGCTGCCATTGCGCCGAGAGACACTATCATTTCTGGGCTCAACTGCATGCGATTGCTTCTTTCCAGGTTTTTTCTTCGACTCCCTCGACAAATCTATTTGCGCTAAGGCGTGTCGTTTTTCCTGTTATCAAATTGACTGGTCGAAAGAAAACTTGCCGGCGATCGAGCGCGACGAGCGCGACGATATCTGAGTCGTCGGAACTCAAGACAGATTTGTTTTGTGAGCCCGTTGCCGTGTTCCAACGATACAGGTTTTTGCCGTCTCGCTTTTCACGCGATTGCGTTGTTTTAACTTCGACGCGCCAATATCGTTTTTGAGCAAACGCCAAAAGGTCCGCGCCGGCAGTTGGGCTAAACATTGTTTGAACGCCAAGCTCAAGAAGCGCAGCGGCGGCGATGTACTCGCCAGCCTGCCCCACGAGCATCTCGTTCATTTTTTAATGGGCATCTTCGAGGACGGCGATAATGCACTCCTCGCCGTTTGGATGGCTAAGCGTAACCACGCCTCTGCCGGTGATCATGTGCATCCAAAACGTGACTAACGGTTGTGATGGGTCTGTCTTCGCTATTAACAACCCGCGCGCAACAGGATCGAACTCAGCAATGGTCAGCGCTTCGTCAACCTTAGCATCTTGCCAGCATGGCATTCCCATTTTTGACATGCTTGTCGGCGGGTCAATTTCAAATGCTGCCGCTGGCGTTGCCAGCAACAAGAGCGCTATGAGCGCGCGCGCAACCATCGCATCACAACGCCGGCAAACCGGCACACATACCAGATGATTGTAAGGCCGGCAGCGATCTCCGGTAACCAGGACAAAAAAGCCGCCAAACCTGTAAGGCCGGCGGCTGCATCGCCGATATTTTTTGAAAATTCGGTCACTCGGGCTTCGTCGGCCAAGTTGGATTACCGGGCGTTTTCTCCGTAGACGGCATGTCCCGCAGCGACTGACGATAGCTGCGCATTTCATCGCTCAACGTTTGATCGGCCAGAGCGAGGTGATCCGTTTCGGCAAGTAAACGATTTCGTTGCAAACGAAGTGCGTTCATGTCGCGTTCAGCCTGACCGTCTGCCCACGCTTTCTGGAAATCCTCTAACTCTTTGATCTCGTCAGCGTCGAGCGGTACTTCTTTACCGTTAGAAATTTTAGTTAAATCAGGCATGTTTCACTCCATACACACTAAATCGTCCGGTTGGGAAATTTCCTTGGGTCGGAAAACATTTTAGTTTTGTCATTGCGTTCCCCGAGTTATCGAGAACATTTCTATGCGATTGTATCAGAATGCCGCCGATTGTTGTGTTAGAGGATTTTCGCGACACAAAATTGCCGGTCAGGTTTGGCCCCCATTTATTTCGAGACCGATAAAGCAGATAGTCGAAGCTGAAACTTCCGTTGTCACCGCTTCGAAACCCTGTGTTACTCGGCATGAAACCCTGCGCGGTTGTAAAATCGGACAACGTTCCGGCCTCCCAGACTGCTTCAGTGCCTTCGTAATTGAAATCGTTGATGTATCCGGCTGATGTGCCGTATTGAACAACGCAGAATGTATCGCTTCCAGAAACAGACGCAGTGAGTTCAGATCCAATGAGACGAAATGCGTCGAAGTCTGTCGTCAAACCGGTGACCTCTAACAGTGAGGAACTGCTTGCGCTTGCTGTGCCGAGCAATTCATGCGTTCCGCCCGCCGCAACCGCTGCCCAAGTACCGTTCCCGTGTAACACCGTCGAGGCGGAAGCCGTGCCCGTTCCCATCCGCGCAGTTGCTAAAGTTCCACTCGCTATATTTGACGCATTGAGCGCCGTCAGCCCCGAGCCGACGCCGCTCACGACCCCTGTCGTCGTGATGTTTTCACCACCGAAATCTATGGATGTTCCGGAGTCGTTGGTGATTGTGCCGTCGCCATTTAATATTAAACTCATGTTGAAGGCTCCTTCGGCCAGTCGGGATTTGCAGGGTCAGTTGTTTCTGGGAGGTCGCGCAGAGCGGAGCGGTAGGCTTTCCATTCGTCGTCATTTGAGAGCGTCACATCTCGCGATTGAGTCCAGTCGGATGCTTGGAGTTTTTCGTTTCGCTCCTGACGAAGTTCTTCCCAAGCTCTATCGTCTGCACCTGCCGCCCACTCTTTTTGAATTTGCAGCAAACGGTCAGATTCCGACTCAGACATTTCGACTTCTTCAACACCTGATGGCGAGGCTACAATGTGTTTCATTTTAAAATCCTCACGTTATCTTCATCACAACAAAATTTCCGGTTAGTCCTGCGCCAGCACTGGAAATTTGGATTGCATTGTCTACTTGAGCGGTGTTTCTAATTCCAATCACCTCACCGCTTCGAGCGAGTGTCGTTGAGTTTAGAGTTGTTGCATATTTTAAATAGCAACCAGTTCGTTCTGTACTCACTTGAGGAACCATGATGTCAAACTCGGCATAATTCCCAACATCACCTTGCACGATTCGTGAAGAAGTGACTTGCCCAGAGAGTGAAACCCCACCATTGTACGAAGAACTGGTTAGTTTAATTTGTTGCCTAGCCCATACATAATCGCCATTTGAATTTGCGAAGCTTGACCCGCCATCAGAACTCAGTAGGGCAATTAAAGCACTTCCGGTAAAGTTTCCTGTGCAGTTTAAAATTATTTTGGTATCGCCCGTTAATCCTGTGACCGTTAGCACTTGGTTCGACAAACTCCCGCTGGAGATTTTTGTAAAAGCACCACCAGCCGTAGCCCAACTTCCATCGCCCCGCAGGAAGGTCGATGACGACGCTGTGCCGCTGCCTAATCTCGCAGTTGCTACAGTTCCGGTAGTCAAGTTGCTGGCATCGTTAGCGCCTAAGCTCGCTCTTGAAGCGGCCTTATCTGATGCATCGAGGGTAATAGTCATAAAATCATCCTATTATGTGGTAGCGAGAGTTTGAGGGAATGGTCAGTGTGGCAGACCCGCTTATGCTAATGGGACCAGCACTAAATGCGTTGCGGTTAGCCGTAATACTGACATTGGAGCTTATGCTGGGGGCGTTCTCCCTGATAAATTCAGCTGTCCCCGAGGCGGAAACGCCGGGGCCACCCGGTATGTCCTGATAGGTTGGCGCACTCCCGGCACCATTCGAGGTTAATGCTTGCCCGGCACTTCCAAGAGCCGTCGAAGCAACAGCACCTCCAGACCCACCGCCAAGGAGAACCCCATGTTGAGTGCTGCCGGTCAACGTCACGCTTGCGGTCGAAAGCGCACCGCTGTCGGAAAGCGTAGCTGTGGAGTTTTGAACTAATTCGCCTGTAGTTGTATCCCAGCGAACCAAAGCATTGTCTGTGCTCGATGAAGGTCCGACGACCGTTCCGCTTCCTGTTCCATTTTGCCCAACATCTCCGGTCCTACTCAAACCTACAAAAACACGCTCATTTGCATTGAAGGTTCCAGCAGATGAAATGTGCTGAACATTAAATTTCACAAAGCCGGTTTCATTGCTGATCGAGATTACGTTTAGCCAAATAACATCACGATCACCCGTCCGTATACTGACGGTTGCCTTACTTGTGGTGTTGGTCGAATCATCAAAGTAGGTAAGAAAGCCCTCTAAATTATTCCCGTCGATATCAACGTCAGCAATGCTGATTTGCGTAACAGATGCGAGGGTTCCATTGTTGAAAGCGAGCTTTCCATTTCCAGGCGAAACCGCTGTGTTTGTCGAGGTGTTGAACTCATACCCACAGAACTGTGCGCCGACTGCCGACACTTGAGTTGATACAGCGGCAACGCTTGTTACATCAGACGATATGCCAGCAACCGTACTAATGTTAGAGTTGTTTGAAGCAACTGTTGTCACGTTTGTATTGTTGCCAGCGACAGTCGTTACATCCGAGCTAATGCCGGCGACGGTCGTCACATTACCGCTGATACCGGCGACAGTATTAATGTTAGTGGCGTTTGAATTTACGGTGTTGATCGCCGTCTGATCGCTGGTCGTCGGCGTTGTTCGTAACCAAGTCGTGTTCCCTTGATCACGAACCTTCATCACATTGTTCGTTGTATCAAAATATAAAGCGCCATCAATAAGCGTGTCCCCGTCATTATCGACCGTTGGGTCCGAAGCTTTTGCTCCAAGAAACCGATCATCAAAACTATCGAAACTTGCGGCGGCTGAAGCAGCGCTTGCGGCGGCTTCGCTGGCTTTTGTTGTCGAAATTCCAGCTTGCGTGGTACTCGTGGATGCACTGGAACTGGACGAGCTGGCCGAGGACGCGCTGGCGGTGGCACTATTCGCCGAATTCGTTTCAGATGTCGCAGCAGCGGCAGCGCTGGCGGCGGCTGCAACCTGACTGGCAGTTGCAGATGCCGCGTCACTCAGAAGCCCCCATTTTGCTGCGTCAGAATTTGTGAGGAGAGGCTGGGAACCAGAAGATTGGTGAGCCGTGATGCAGATGTGGATATTGCCGTTTGAGGTATCTTTAACGATATCTCTAACCGCATAACTTGTGCCGGACGCCCAGGCAGATCGGAATGTTCCGACTTCTTGAGTTACGTCGAGATTGCCTGAGCCATCAAATGCGAGAAGCTTATTTTGTCTCGCTGTGGCGTCTTCCGAAAATTCACTAGAGGTAAGAGTGTTTGTCTTGCTAACTTTAATTGCACGATCTAGCTCTTCCTGAATTCCCTGTGTGATAAACGTCAGGCGATCGAGCCCGTCCTCGTGAGACTGTGCTGGAAACGGATCATTCTCAACAAAGTCCGTTCCTTGAGTTAAAGCAAGCTTCCGGCGAACAAGAACTGTCTCACCGCTTGCCGGCGTATTTCCACTCGTGAATGTGACTGTTCCACCGGCATCCTGACCGACGCCACTGACATTATAATGTGTGCTGAGTGACTTTGTTGTTTCAACACCTGTACTCGATCGAATGATAACTTCAAGATCGGCGGCAGCAAAAACTTTAAAGCCATATGCAAAAGCCGTTGTTGAGCCGTTGCCGGCGTGACTATTTTTTGTGGTAGTGCTTGAGACACTCATCGCCGCAACCTTCCTAAGTCAGACATTGTACCTTTAACTTGTTGTAAATCGTCATATGCGCGTTTGATGTTTTCGTATGCTGGGTCTGTTAACAGCACCGGCAAAGCAGATTCATAAAAGCGATCCTCAATATCTTGTATGGCGTTAAATTGTTCTTTATCTGTCGATCGCGCATACTCAACAGTGCCGATTAAAGCGTTAAGCGCTTCGTTAAACGTCTCAGCATTGCCCTGTGGCGAAACTGTTTTGATGACGTTTTTTGCTAGGTTCGTCCATTTAGCTGCGAACGCTTCTGGAAAAACAAAACCGTTATGCCGTTGGCGTTTTTCCCGCAACGGACCCTTGAGCCGCATTTGCTCACGCTGCAAAGCCGTTGGTGCTTCACCTTTTTTAATGGTAAAAGGCATGGCGGCGTTCCATCCAGCGAGAACCGGGTTTACATCAAAACGCACATTCATTTCTTTTGGTTTACCAAAAACGTCATATTGAATTGCACTCGTATCATCGTCGGCACCTCCAAAAACTTCGCGGTCGGAAATCATAGAGCCCCATTTGTCCATCGCGTCATTGAAGCTCGCGCCCATACCGCCCTTAACTCTGCCAACCAACTCATATCGCGGCTCGGATTTCCCGCCACCAACATCATGGAACGGAACAATGTCAGGGTTTTGAACGTCCGCGATTGTGTAATATTCTGGCCCCTTTCCAACTGCGCGCCGAGACGTTGGATTTACGCCGCGCTCTCCAGCGCGGATCAAAGCGCTGCCCGGCAAAAAACTCTGTAACGGCGAACTTGCCAAATAGCTCATATCACCGCGCGTCCACGCCAGTTCGATATCGCCTATCGTCTTCAGCATTGGCATGTCAGATATATATTCAGCCGCCGCAGCCGCAGCCGCTGAGGCCCATCTAAGTGATATTTCTGGGTCGTTGCTTCGCCGCATCTTTTCCGCTGTGGAGGCCGCAATCCCCAAGATTGCGCCAACCGGCTCCAACCCGGCATAAGACACATAAGTTAACGCCCCATTCGGCATGCCTGTCCTCGGATCAAAAAGTGGCAACGGATCGCCATCTGCATCTACCGGAAAGTCATCGCCTCGAAAGACGAGACTATAAGGCTGCCAGCCGGGGGGCAGCATCTCACGTTGCCGTTTATCTCTCGGCATAGATCCAGTTAAATTACCATTTAAGGCATGCTGGTAGACGGTATACATCACGCCCCATCCAAGCGTGGCGCGGGCAAGTGCGCGCTGCCTTTTTGCCGGATCTTTTGTAAATGCTATCGGGTTAATGCGCTCCATCCATCGCAAAATGCTATTCGTAGGCGCAACAACGAACGGCATAATCATTTTGCCAAGAAATGGAATCTCTTGCAGCGTCCTGGCAAGTTCTCCAACCTTACCTAAGTCGCTCGTCATCGTGTTGTATCGCGCGGCGTCGTCCATCTGCCCAGCGAACGAGCGCGGGTCCAAAATGCTCATTGCAAAATTATCGAAAGCTTCCTCGTCGGTTTTACCTAGCGCCTTTGCGCGCATTGCTTGCGCATACGCCTCTGCATACAGCTCGCCGCGTTGACTGCCGACGCGCCAGAAATCATCAGCCGCCATCAGCGCGCGGCCAGGTATTCGAATCGCGCGGCCAAGCCCATCAACAAATCTACCGGCCTTACCACTAATATTTAAATTTTCAGCATCGATCGAACGCAGTTGCGCACCCTCAATTTTATTCATCGCGTCCGCCGGGGTTTCAGTGTCCATCGTGCGCCGCGCTATTATCAGCGCATCGCTCAACGTTTTTGACATTCCCAGAACACGAGCAATTGCTTGACCGGAATAGACGCCGCCCTCGACATTCTTGCGACCAAACGCGCGGCGCAATCCGCGCTCAACGCCACCGTAGGCACCGGCAATTAATTCTTCAGGTAGCTGGTAGAGCATGAACAACGGCGTAGCAAAAAAGTTTTTAATGTGCGTCTTCGTCCAACTCAGCAAGCCATTAACGTAGACCTCCTGAAATACACCGTTTGCTTTTGCTAAAGCGCCTTTAAACGCAAACTTGTGCAATGCCGCTGACCCGCCATTCTTTTGAGCTGCCAATAAACCTTTTGCGAGTTTACGTGCTTCACCTGGTCCGCCAGTGGCTCTTAATAACTCCAGAGCTGCGTCAGCTTGCAGCTCAGGCGTGCGCGCACTGGCTGGAATATTGAAAGCTTGCAGCGCGCGTGCAATTTCGGTCTGAGCTGATTTTGTTTGCGTCTGAATGCCGGCGTGAATTGCCATTTGCCGGCGGAACCGAACAAGGTCTTGCGGTGATTCATTGCCGTCTCGTATCTGCCTCGCCATCTCAGTAAGCCGCTCGCCGCTCTTTATCAGCAATTGCCGCGCGGCAAGCATGTCAGACGCATTAAGCAAGTCGCCGGTTTGTCGCTTTAATAGCCGGCGCGTAAAGCCCAACTCATCGGCAAGCGCTTGCTCAGCCGCCTCTTCAGTCATCTGATTTGTCTGCACGCCTCGCTTGGCTGCCTCGATCGGATCGGCGTACAGCTCACTCGTGTAATTAAACAGCGCTTTAACGTCGTCGCCGGTTTGCAGGGTTTCAAAATTAAAGTCGATGCCTTCAGTGCCAGTACGCACCAAGTCCTCAACCCGATTTGGCTGAATTGCTTGAACGCCACCCATCGCGTCGATTTCGGTAACGGGTGGTTTCTGTGGATCGCCGCCGCGCGGCGTCATGTTTTCGTTTTTAAGTCCGTATAACCCTTCACGAGCTTGACCAACAACGTCTGCCACGGGATCGACGCCGGCCACTTCATCAAGCGCGTCTAATGCCTCGTTGCCTTCTATTGCTTTAGCTGCGTTGCCTTCTGCTTCCGCAAATCGCTTTTGCCCAGCCTCTGATAACAAGCTTGACGCCTGATTTTTTTGCCTCGTTGCGTACTCTCCAGGTTGCAGCAAGCCTTCTTCGACAGAAGTTGGCATGCGGCCATCTTCAACCTTTGCAGGTTGATCTTTCATAGCGCCAAGAACACGTAAAATTAAATCCATTTTGCCGCCGGCGACTTGTGTGTCGTCGGGCAAAAGGGGAGCGCCACGGCGCGAGGCTTCCGCCGCCTGGTCAGATATTGCCATGCGTTATTGTTCCAATAAAAAAGGCGCCCAGAAGGCGCCTTGTTTAATTATCGGACGGCGGTATTAGCCCGCCGTCTTCTCGGTATTTTGCGTTGATGGCGTCGTTGACGCTCCAGCCGTATCGATCGGCGAAGTCTTGGTCGATTTCGTCAATCCTTGGCTGGAGTTCGCGGATGATATCACGAACTCTCCCTTGAAGATCGGATCGTCTGGCCCAGCGTCCGTCCATGTAACTTTCGCCATTTTTATTTACCTTCCAATCGTTACCGGCATAGCCAGTATAGGCATGAAATCGTTTAGCAGTCACAGATGAACCGCCGTCGAATTCCATAGCATCTAACGCTTTCTCAATTATACTCTGAAACTCAAGATTATCAAATTCTAGATAATCAAAATTTACAAACCTCGCGCCTGTCTCGTGAGCAATCGGTGCATACTCACCATGTCCAGCAAGCTTTGAAATTATATCGGCAAGCCGTTTTGTTTCGGCTTCCGTAAATGGTCGCCCAACATCAACCTGTACAGCGTTGCTGTTTTTACGACTGGCTTGATAAAATGGCCTATGAAAACCGACGCCATCTTGCTTCATTAAAATTCCACGAACTGCCGCATAAGCTGAGATTAAATCCTCCGCAGATTGTTCAATCTGTCCACTTTCCGGTCCCTTATATTGTCGTGGCATAAAAGCGCTTGTTTGAGTGCCAGGGCTAACTTTGCCTTCAAAAAACCCTGGAGCCTCAAAGTCGCCTGGCGACATAACGCCAAGCCTCTTTGCTACAAGATCGCTGCCGTCTTCATCTAAAAAGACTTTTGATATTGCAACGTGATATTCGGCTTGCTGCTCATATGGCGCGTTAAACATTTCTGGCATATGGTTGCTTGTACGGCCAGGAATGCTCTCCCAACTTACTTGACCACGATTGTCCGCCAGCGCATCCGCATAATCAAATTTGGCGCGATCTATATCTGCATCAGTTAAGTCATGCTTTAACGCATGCCTCAGCCAATTACCCAAGTGTTTAGCTTGGTCAATCACCACTCTTTCTTTTTTGCCGGTGCGCGCGTTCGTCTCAAATTTTATCCAGCCACGCTTTTCGCTTGATGCCTCAGTCGCCGTTTTAACCTGTGGATTTTCTGATCTACCTTTCATCGCAACCCAGATCGCAGCTTGCACCTGGTGCGGCTGCCAGCCAAGTTTCTTAGCAATGCGCTGCGTTTCTTTTGTAATAAATTCGTATTGTCTTTGGCTTGGCATCTCATTCGGTTTCGTAAACCCAAATGCCCGCACCATCCAAAGGTCGCCAGTGACAGGGCCAACGCGATCCGGTGCAATGTGTATCATTAAGTTGTTATAAAAGTCGTCCGTTTTTCTCCCGGCCCATTCCTGACCAGAAAATATTTCGTTAAGCTTTTTGCTCATAGCAGTAGGGAAACGGCCCGTCTTTATTTCAGCGCCGGCTTTCCACTGACTGTAAGCTTGTAAAGCATAATCAAGATTGTTTTTAACTGGCGTGCCAGGTGACGTTACAGCAATCGCTTGTATTAAACGATCAGCTTCATCAACGTCACCACCAACCGCATCGAGAATTTCTTTTGAACTTCGCTCATACCACAGGCGCCCGGCAGCTCCCTCTTTCGCTAGGGAGCTTACTTTTTTACGCAATGCAGCAAGCTTCTGTGGCGAATTTACGCCTGGCGGTGCGCCGATATATTGACCAGTCGTACCAATTCGACGCCGATCCGCCAGCTTACCCGCAGCCGACAGCGCCAGGTCACCGGCTGCACCAACCGGATTGGCGGATAACGTCGTACCGGCTGCCATGCTTGCCAGGCGTTCGTCAGCGCGTCCGCCGGCTTGCACGATGCTTTCCTGTAGGCGATCCCACGGTATCATTTTACTGGCACGCACGAGGTACTCGACGCCTTTTTCAACAGCGCCGCCGATCATCATGCCGTCTAACGCTACACGGGCACGGTTGATAAACTCAGGGTCTTCTTTCTGCGCAGCGAAGACATCTATGACAGCATTCGCTACCGCGCCACGTTCTTCCGGTGTCGCGCTTGTCAAAAATTCGGTCAGACTAGCTATTGCCGTCGCGTCGTCCGGTTGCGCGTTTATGAAGTCCGCAACGCCGCCCCAAGCAATGCCACGCGCAAATGGACCGGCTGCGCTAAACGCACGCAGATACATCGCCGGCGTAACAGCTTGAACGCCGAACTCAGTAATGCCCGTTACGATTTCCTGTAACAGCGGCACCGACGCTTTTTCAGAACGAAACTCAATGTCTGCTTTTTGCAAAGCATCTGGCATAATAAAATCTGCAAAGTCCACGATAGCCTCAACGCCATCGCGGATCATTTCACTGCCGCCAACTGGATAGTCGGAACGAAGGTCTAACCCAAAAACATCGCCGACATAGCCAACGCCTTCATTCACCAGATCAACCGGCTTTCCGAGTATGGGCAAAGCTTCATTCAAACTTTTGCCAGCGTCAAAGGCGCCTTGACTTAATCCTCGGCGTATATCGCGGAAAACGCCGCCTTCTTCCTCGCCAGGATCAATGCCAGGCTTTTCGCCTTCAACATTTCCGAATGAAACTGCAACGCCTCTTTTTTTCTCGCCCGTTTTTCCGAGCAACCACTCGCTACCGTCTTGCCGGCGCTCAATGTCGTAACTGATGCCGTCTTCAACAGTTTGATAAATCTTTGTTGATAACGGAATTGGAATACCCTGCGACATTCCAAACGCATCGCCATTGTCATCTCGAACAATGCTATCAACGTCGTCAGCGGTTAAACTACTGAAGTCAGCGCCCCGGCGAATTTCGGCAGCTTCGTAGTCCTCAAAATTGCTGTCGAATTCATTCATCATTCAAACACCTGAAGCGTAAATTCTTCGTTTATTAAATTTAACAACCCTAAAAGTTTCGCATCATTAGGATATTTAACTAATAATCTGGTTAACCCAGCTTTAACCTCTTCGATGCTGTTACTCGACGGATCTGGCACAGCCCCCTTGTATACTCCTTGCAATTGAGAATGAGCTGCCTGTAATTCAGCTTGACGAAATTTACGCTGTGCTTCGGCGAACTGGACTTGCATGTCCTTAACAATAGAGCGTGATTTTTCTAAAATTTCGTCTGGTGTTTTTGTTCTATTTTCTTTTTTTGATACCCATGTGCGGAATTGAATACTTGCTTTGCGGAATGCCATTCGCGACGGCGTCTTTAAACGCTTTGAGTCACTTTGCTCTACAAAATCGAAAGCATCTTTAAAGAGCTGTATGCCTTCTTTTTCAGCGTCATTCCGATCACCTTCAAGTTGCTGAAGCATCTTGCTGTAAAACCCTGAGCTAACTCTGCCTCTGGCCTCTATCAATACCTCATAAGTTAATTGATCGAGGCTTTCTAATTCCTCTAGCGATGCCTCTAACTCTCGCGACTCTTCTGTTTCCACAAATTTACCGCCCGCTTTTTCTGGGTACAAAAGACCCTCAATTGCGTTTCGTTTTGCCGGCGTTTCGTAATACCCAGATTCTAATAAAAGTTTATGCGCGTCTTCAGCTAATTGTCTCTGAGCTGGGTCGTTAAAATCAGCGTTTATGGCTTTATTATAAATTTCATCGTTAGCAACATTCGATTGTCTGTCTGCTTCCTCGCGCGCGTTCTTACGCGCTTTAATGACACGGTTAGCGCCCTTCAAAGCGTCATCAGCAATTTTATTTAACTGTTCAGGCGTTAAAAGTTTTTGCGCTGATTGTATAATTGGATCGGGACTGTTGCCGGCTCGGAAATCAGAAATGATGCGCAATGCGTCAGCATTTTCCGTATTCGTCATGTTTGCCAGCGTGCTTGCAATTGTCGATTTCGTTAAACTTTCAAGTCGTTCTTGAACTTCATCGAAACCGATATCAACTCCCGCCGCTGTAATTTGAGCTATGCCCTCAGCTAAAGATTGATTACGCACCGCCACACTTTTTGTAATGTCGGACCCGGCGCGAATAGCAAACTCTTCAGTTTGATTTAAGGTTGCCTTACGCTGGTCGACTACGCGCTTGTTATTTTGCTTTCGAAAATCGAGCGTGGCGCGCAGCCGCCTTTCTGCTACTTTGTTTTGAAAACTTTGCTTTTGCCTTGTGCTTGTAAGCTTTGATCGTTGGACGCCTTCAATTAATTTTAAATCACGATTAAATTGAATTTCTGCTTGATTGGTATCAGCAATTTTTAAAGCTGCCTCGCTGCTTTCATTAATTGCTAATTCATAATCATTAGCCGCCGCCGTCGCCTTTGCCTCATCAGCAATTTGAATTTTTTTAATGGCAAAGTCAGCGCCGGCGTTACCAAGCGCTGATATCTTTTTGCCCGACTGCTTTAACATTGCGCCGGCCTCAGCGGCTGCAAGCGCCGGCGCTGTCATGGCGCTTGTGCTAAGCTGAGCTGTCACAAATTGCCCTTGCCCGCGCGTCGGAATAGCCGTTTGAGATGTATACGTTGGAACCTTCATACAATCTGACTCGCCTTAAAGCCTAAACTACCGAGAGAGCTAAAGGCGTCAGCAAATGCCTGTTGCTGAACCGCGCGCGCCTTAATGTTGAATCCGAGTTGTTGCTGACGGCCTTCCAGCAATGCAAGTTGACCAGCAAAGCGCTGGTTAAGTCCTTGCTCGCGAATTCGCCCGGCTTCGGTGCGTGCCGCCAAGTCAATGAGCTGCACCTCTTCCTCGGCTTCGTTGGCACTATCCATAAGAACAAGCAGAGGCGTGCCGGTTGAGGCTGAGCCAGTGTTTTTGCGAAACGCTGTCTCAGTGGTGGCTTGCAGCTTGCTGAATTTTTTGCGGAACCGTAACGCCTCACGATCACCAACGCGCTCACGCAAATCAGCTTCTTGTTTTGCTACACGCTCATTACGCAATCGAATTTTATTATTAAATTCTGCGGTAGCTAACGCACCAGCACCGGCGGCGCGAAGACCACTCGCCTGGTCGCGAGCGCCCATCATTTGCGCGCCGGTGCCAACCGCACTAACCGCTAAACTTGCTACACCAAGTGTAACTGGATCTATACCCATTTTCGCACCCAACTGTACATATCGTAGTCCTCACGATCTGGCGTCATTTGCCTAATCGTCCCTTCGAATTCCATGCCGAGAAAACGCGCCCAGCGCGATAACTCGGGCCAATCACTTTTCATGTGCGCCTGCACTCGGTGCAGATCTTGCTCGTTTGCGATCTTGCGCATCCAGCGCCGACAAATTCGACTGACCGAAATTTTGTGTGTGTCTAATTTGTCGCTTGCCATTAGCCAGGCTTCGCCGGCGCCAGGCCATAAGGGCTGTATACCGCTAATGGCAATCAAATGCCCGTGGTCAATAAACGTGAAAGCCATATCGCGTTGAACAAGATGCTCAACAAAACCAAACGATGGGCGATTGCGATCATCATTTAAATTTTCAGCTAACAACGCCTCAGCATGTTCAAACTCAAACGGCGCTAAAATCACTGTTCAAAAGTTGTCAAAGTCGCATAGGCCGCCAGCACTGTCATCGGCAGCGGTTGATCCTGTCGAATGGTTAGCTGACCTTTTGTGTCGTAATAACCATTAAGCTCAATTTCTTTATCGCCGCTGAACAGCTCAATAGGCGCGTCCATCGCGTCGGCAGATGACCTGAACGGAACAATGTCTAGGTTATTTTCGTTGCGTCCAACTTGTAGACCAACCGATCGATAGAGACGCACTGTTAACTCATTTATGCGCTTTATCTTGCCCTGCGCCACGCCGTCAGTAGCGCCGGCGTTAACGCGCAAAGTGCGCAGCGTGCTGTTGTATGGCAACCCAACATGCGCCTTTGTTACGTGCCGATCGAGCGTAATTGCACCAGACGAAACCGTCTTATCAGCATGAACCGAACCATCGGCGAGAATAGAAACCGTTTGCCCTTCTAAATGACCTAAACCCGATAGTGTCGTCGCGGCGTGCTTTACCGTTGCACCGCTGGCATGGATTGCGGCAGCGCCAACGACGCCGCGCGTGCAGCCCGTAAGTTGGTTCGAACTGTTGCCGGTGTAGGTAATAATTTCTGTGCCAATTTTAACAGCGCCAGACGCTGGAAAAGACGAGCTATCAGTTAATGTAATTGTCGTTGCCGTCGCGCTAATTTGTCCGTTTAGCGTACTTGTGACGCCGGTAAAAGTTAGCGAGCTGTCAACGAATACGGCGTTGTTAACGTCAGTGCCGAATTCGAAGTCTTTAATAAATTCGATGTAGCGTTTGGTTGCGCCGTTTATTGTGCGCTTCACAACCAAATAGATTTCATCCTCATCAAGGTCGCCAGGAATAACGCCGACACGTTCGACCACCGCATTGCCTGTGCCAAATGCGCCGCCAATAATCTGCCGGCTCCACCCTGTGACTTGTTCTTCACGTTTGTATGTTAAACAGGCGAGCTGCCCGTCTGTTCGCACGCACCAAATTACTGAGTCGGGTTCTTGCTGGTAGCTCATTTCGACCAGGCCGGACTCGGTGATATGTTCAGAAATTATTGTAACGTCGGGTGCGACAAATCCATCAACATCAAAATTAAATTGCAGCTCACGTACTTTTCGTTTTGCCCTTTGAATAAAAAGCGTGGCGTTGCCGGCTTGAATGGGCGAGGTGTCGGCTGAACCGTGCGAGGTTTGCTGTTTAATCTGAATGTTAGTCGGCGTGATTGCCTCGTCGGTTGCGCCGGCCCTGACAACAAACTCGCCGCCACTCGTGCCAACAATCAGATTTCGCGTGCTTGCAAGAAAACGTATGACGTTGACAAAATTAGAGCCTAGCGTGAACACCATGCCGTCATCGTCTTCCGTGCCGGCTTCGAAGTTTTCAAAGTCACCGCCCTGACTGAAAAACAAAGTTTGCGGTTGATTGCTGGTGCCGGCAAAGACAAGCCGCTCTTCGTAAAATGCGACAGCGCGCGGAAAACCTGACGTCTCGCTGAACGCTCCTAGCGACCAATTGTCCACCGCCTCAAGTTTACCTTGAACCGTAGCTGAAGCAGTCTCATTCGTAAGATCAGCACCAGGTGCCAAAGTTAAAACGCTATCGGTTACATCAACGAGTAAAAAGCCTGAACTCGTATTGTTGCTCGATGTGCCGCTTATCGTAATCGTTTGCCCACTTTTAAAACCCTGATCAATAAAGCCTGCGGCGGCATCTTCAATTCGATCATTATGCTCCAGCCCAGTGCTGTCAGGATCGCCCTCGTGGAAAACCAAAGACGCAGCATATGTCGGCATTATTTCTGAGCGACCATCTTCAAGCTCTTGAACTGTGCCAGTCACTGACGTCGCCGACGAAAAGCCGGTAATTTTAACAAAGCCCTCTTGTATCTTAATCAAACGCCCAACGTCGGTACTTACAAATAAAGACGCAGAAGCAGTAATTGTAACGGAGCCTGTGTGTGCGCTTGACGTTAGCGTCGTCGTTGTAATGTTTCGATCAAGAAACGGACCGCGTAGAAGATCAACAACACTTAACGACCAGGCTGTATCGCTTGTGCGCTCAATCTTACGAACAGCATGATTTGGCGAAACGATATACATAACGTCGCCGCTTTGCGCATACTTTAAAGTATCGAGATCGGCGGCGGTATACGGCGTAGCAACCTCAACAGGCGAACCACCGGACTCTACTACACCACCATCTTTAAACACTCTGAAATACGATGGACCGAATTCCAGTATGTACGTTTGCTCGACGTTAAATTCGAACGTAATTAAAGTAACGGGGTTGGCACTATTTTTGACCTCAGCAATAAATCGCGTGCCGGGCCGCCTTGTGCATCCGCCATGTGGTTGCACCACAAAATTTTCAACAATTTCGGCGCCGTTTTCGTACTTTGAAATATCTGTGCGGCCATGCAGTCGCTCAGTAATTTCGCCGGCGGTAAAATTTTGAAAGGCTTTTGTAACTTTAGCCACTAAAGCCTCGCGCTCGTGAATACATCGCTTTCAATAAACAAGCTGCGATCTTGGTTTGTTACGTTATCCGGTGTGCCTTCACTGGCATCGACAAAGCGCGCTTCACTAACTTTGGTTTCGTAAAGTTGAAAAAGCGTTTGCGTGAGTTGTGGACTATTCACCAAGCCATACGAAATGTCCGCTGCCAGGCGCGCAGCCATTGCCTCAAGCAATAGCTGGTCATACTCATTCGGGTCAGTAACACGCGCCACAAAAATAAAATTAAAAGGCGTTGTGTTTGATAAAATTTTACGGCCTTCGACACGAAAGATTGTGTCGAGATCTTCAGCTCTAATTACGCGAAGGCAAAACGGATCATTCGGCATCAAATGCTGATGCTCAAATTCAAATGCCGGCGCCTCGCTCTCAGCGGCAATTGACGTCCGACGCAATAGGCAATTCCACGGGTGGGCGCGGCTTACGGCATCGCGAACAAATTCAAAGCGCTGATTACAAATGCGCGCAGCTCGACTGTCTTCTGTCAGCGACACAATGTTGCTGGCGCCGATCATGTTCAGCGCCGAGTTGCAGATATCAACGTCGGATGCCATGTGAATTCCTTAAAAAGAAAAGGGGGGCCAGAAGCCCCCCTAAACTATTAATCGACAGCGTACATCATCATCAGCTCGATGGTGCCAGTGCCGGCGGCACCGCCCATCGTCACTGTAACGACAAACTCGTTGTCAATTACCGATTGACTGATGTCTACCACGGTGTTCGCCGAGAGGGCGAGCGTAGCGGCAATATCGGTGCGCGCAGCGGAGGACGTTGACGTTGCCGCCAGGTACTCATCTGCGTCTGCCGCCACTGACGCGCCAGCGCCATTGGTGTGGGCAGAGTGACCAACCGAAAGAGTTGTCGAAGACCCTAACGCATCATTGTAGAGATAGCCGCCGAGAACGCGCGCGCCTTGCGGCAACGCAAACATCTCGATGACGTCTCCAGAAGCTAAACTAGAAGCTTCAAACGTGGCATGTGCCACGCGAACGGAACCGCCAAGCTGATTAGCTTTGACGAATTCTTTCGGATCGTCCTGAGTCAGGTCGGTCCGAACATTACTAAAAACAGTAGCCATTGTTCAGTCTCCTTCCTTACTCACTACAAGCAATTTCAACGACTTTGTCTTCTTGCATACGGGTCGCCCCGAAAGTACTGCAATAGTAGACTTGCGTTGAAAAACTTTTGTCGGCGCGCTCTTCGACACGCGCCATTACGTCTTTGCCAATTGCGAGCTTAACGCCGTCTTGAGCCCAGGCGTAGCAGAGTCGATCACTCGACCCGTCAACGCTTAGACGGTTAGACACGATAAATTCGAAACCAACAAAACTTGAAATGTCACCTTGAGCTAAAGCTTTAACAGTGTTGAAGTCGCTCGAAGTCACGGTTGTATTGTTGAGCAAATCCTCAATCTGCTCGGGTGATACAACGATGTATTTTTTAATCGATGCATCGACGTTGTTCTGATCAAGGATCTTTTTTGCGTTGACCAGTTTTGCGATTGTAAGTCCAGAGGACGCAACCGCTATTTTTTGGCTTGCCGGGAACGCTGTTGAAGTCGTCCCGTCTTTGCCAGTCTTGGCTGTGCCGCCAAGGGCATCGATGATCTCATCATCCATCGCTCGCCCGATTGCCGCAGCGGCGGCGCGTGCATACGAGGATGTTGGATCTATCAACATGCGGACCTTGTCCGCATCATCAATGTATTTGTTCAACCAAGGTCGCTAACCTTGGCCCGCTTTCGCTGCCTACGGTTTCCCGCAGGATCGGACTATATCTTACCCTTATCGGGTCTGGGCGCTTCCACCGCGCTCGCGGTGTACTCCTTGCGGATAGTCTCTGAACCTTCTCTTTCGAGCTTGGATGCTGATTGGCATATCCTTGCGGACTTAGCTTTCCAGCAATTCACCCAGTTACGACCCCATTGAGGTCGGCCCACTCATACGTTGTTAAGCTAACCTGTCGCCGAGAGTGAGGCGTCTCGACAAGTGGCGTATCTCCGTGCCGTGAAGTGCGCGCTATTGCTGCTGCTTCCGTACCAGCTACGGCTTTCGCCGCCAGCTTCCGCTGTTTGTGGTCTGGACTATACCTCGACCGTCAACTGAATGTTACGGCCCCCACCGTCTAGTCTCTACACGTTCCCAATCGGGCTTCGCTCGGTATTAGCATTTTAAAGCCTTCACCGAATTTGATGGGTTTTCAGAAAGTGCTTTCACACTAACTAGGCAAAGTTATTTACCGATCTGGTCGAAGAAGGCCTTTTCTCCGGTGACAGACTCGCTGTCAACGGCGCCGCGCAACAGACTTCCCATCTGTTGGCTGAGCATTTCGACGTTCGACGAAAACTGATTCACGAACGCCTGTGTCACCTGGGTACTCATGTCCCATGCTCCTACAGTTGTGGTTTCAGATTGCGTCAGTTATCGGGCTATTGCCCGGCTCACTGTCGGTTAGGCCGACTGGTCCGCCTTACTCAAAGGCTTGCGCCGGGGGGCTCGTGGCTTGTCCTCGGATTTCACGAAGTCCATGTAACGCTGCGCAAGCATTACCGGATCGCTTACTGTGCGCGCCGAGCCAAACTGCACAGCCAGGCGCAAACATTCTAATTTAATCTCCTTGTCATCCATTGAGTTGCTCGCGAAGGCGCAGAACCTCGCTTACCGTTCGATCGTGATCAGGGTGATGCTTTTCCCAATAGGGCGAACCTCTCTGAGAGAGCTGACTGATGCGCGCCTGGATATCTGTTTCGCTTAGCGTCGGACGGCTATCGCGACCAGCGAGCCCGTCCTCACTAATTTCTTTCTTAATATAGTCAGTAACCTTGACCATAAAGCGAACCATGTCGGCATTGTCGCCAAGAGAAGAGCCATCCGCCATGCGCATTTCAGTTAAATCGGGCGCTTCAAATTCTTTAAGCATCTCGTTTGCGGCTTCGATTTTTGCCTCAAACTGCCCGCCAAACTCTTGCCTTAGTTCTGCCTCAACAGCGTCACGATGACTTTCCGCTTGTGCCTCACTTTGTTGCATCGTTGTACCAGAAAATTCTTGGTAAGCCTCAGCGAGCTGGGCTGCCTGGCGGGCAGATAAGCCAGACTTGTGTGCAGCGTTGCGAAACCAATCTGTAAACTCTTCGTTCGTCTCTTCGCCGAGACTAAACTCGTATTCCCTTGGGTCTTGTGGGCGTCCCAGCTTGTTGTAAACCAGATCCCAATCCTCGTCCGTCGCCCAGTTTCCCGGTATCGCCAGCTTTTCGGCGCCTACCATTTTTTGGGCGTTTATGTAGGACTTCGCCATCCCTTCGACGCTTCCAATGTGTTGAAGCGATGGGTCGGATTGCAATTCCGTAGGTAAACTTGATCTCCAATCGTCAGACGGTGCCTCCCCGGTTTCTACCGGAGCAACCGCTCCCTGCTCTTCGGACACGTTACTTCTCCTTTAAAATTGAATGGATGAATAAAATGACGTCTCGTTGTCCTTCGCGAAACGCCGTCTCGTTGCTGTCTGGAACGTAGCTCGTGCGCCATAGTCCAAACCTCAATTCCATGTCTTTTAAAACTTGTTTGCCGTCGTCGCTTTCGAAGACCGATTTGTAAGTCGATTTCAGCTCTTTTGGGGTCACGCCGTCAGTGCCTCAAGACCACCACCTTCGCGAACCTCTTTGAGAGCCGGCGCAGCTTGACCGGCAGCCTGAGCCGCTTGCTGTACCATCATCATTTCCTGTTGCTGAGCTTGCTGTTGTTGTCGCTGTTGCCGCAGCTCGGCAACCTCTGCCTCGCCGCGCGTCACAACCGCCGGCGTGCCAGTCACCTTAATGACATGCCGGGCAAGCCCGTCCATATCGAGATAATCGACCACGGTTTGGTCTAGCTCCATCAACGGCGCCAGGAATTCAAACATCTGCATGACGGCCTGGACGTCGCCAGAGCGCTGCGCCTTCGCGAGTGGTGACACGTACTCAATGTCAATGTCGCCGCCTTGTAGGCTTTCCGGTGGCGGCGCAAATTTCTTTTGCCGCGACAAGATTGAAAAACAACGACTGATCAGCGGCTGAAGCAATTCGGCCTGTAGCCGGCCAAGAACCGGACCCAAAAGCCGCATCTTTTCCTCAGTCCGCTGTATGACCTCCGTTGCAGTCATTTGCGGACCTTCGCCCAAAATTAACTGGTCAACGTAGAACGCTGCGCGGATCGCTTGCCGGCGCTGTTCAAGCTGGCCTTCACCCAGCGGATTGTTCGAGCCAATGTTGAGCGGCTCGATGCGATCACGGGTGCCTGACCGATAAAAGTTGATGCCGCCAGGAGTTGTACGGACGGGAGCCATGAAGCCATCATCAGGCACCATGAGCGGCGGATGTATCTGAAGCTGGGCCGCGCGAATGACGACTTCGCTCATTTTATTGACCATTTTCGTATCGCTGAGCGCTGTCATGCTCGGCGATCGGCCATAGCCAATCTCAAAGCTGCCTTTAAGAAAGCGCGGCACACAATATGCAAATTCTTGGTAACCGCCTTCGCCCAAAATCATCTTTTCCTCAGCATCCATGTAAATAGATGCATAGGGCATATTAAGTGCGTTCTTCTTTCGCCGATTGTAGTCGTCTCGCGGCATAACAACGTGAAGCAATTCAATCTCAGCGTATGGGTCTTCTGTGTAAAGTTTTAATATGCGTTGTGTGACCCGTTGCTCGCCGAATTGCCGCACCGCTGCGCGCGCTGTCGTTTTGTATTTCCTGAATACAGTATCGACGCGCCCATCCTCGTCCTCCGAAACGTAGCATTCCGCTATGTGTCGGGTGCTGAATCGGAAACCATTCTTCTTGTCGTCCTCGATGAATATGACGGCAGTGCCAAACGTCACGAGATCCGCGTACAGCTCGTGTATCTGTTCCTGGAAGTTACTGCGCGCCAGGTGCTGATACATGACGTCGGTGGCGCCTTCGAGCCATTCCTTTGACTCGTCATCGCCGTTTAAATCATTGTCCTCATAACGCAGCGAAAACCACGGCGCTGCCGCATTCGTCAGCATGCCATGCAGACTGGCAGCCATTAACTCAGCGGCATGCACAGCGGTGCCATCGAAAATTTGCTCACTTCGCTTGTCGCCGGCAGTGCGCTTCTTCGTTATGTCCGCCTTACGGGGAATAATAAAATCAGCAATTTCTTGCCAGTGGTTTTCCCAGTGCGAGCGCTGCGTCTGCAATGTGGTATAGCGCTTTATCAATGACTCGGCGCGTGGATCAGCTTCCATCTGTTACTGACCTAACAGCGTTTTCTTGGTGCTTGGCTCCTCGACCAACAAGCCGGCGCCACGGCGTCCGCCCGTCAATATCGAGGCTTGCGTGCCACGTTTCTTGGCAACGCGCTCCTCAATACGCTTTGTTTCCTTAACGCCTTTCGGTTTAACCGCAGGGTCCGGTGGCACAGGCGGGATTGGGGGCGGCGGTGGTGGTGGCGGTGGCGGTGGGCTGGATTTGAAGAATCCCATCACAAATTCCTTTTCATTATAACGCCGGCATATTCAAAGCCGGCGCCTTTCATCAAATTCTCAAAAAGTCGTTGTTGCGTTTTTGTTAGTTGCGCGGACGCCGACACATAAATTGACAAGCATTCAGTTTGCGCCGCGAAACCGATTACATGGTCAACCAACGCACGCGCTACCGGCGATCGGCGCGCTGATGGCTTAACCCAAAATTTTAAAAGCCCGCAAAGCGGCTCTTCCCACATTTCATAGCTAGACACTGCGCAATAGCCGCCCAGGATCTCGCTGCCTTCCACGGCAACAATTGCGGAAGCCTCAGACCAGTGCATGTATGCACGCAAATACGCGGTTGCGCGCTCGCGATTAAACGTGCCTTCAAAGGCACTCTCGCCGGTGCCTTCCTCTGCCATTGCCAAGATTTGCGGGAGATCCGCATCCTCAGCCGGTCGAAGTATCACGCCGCGAAGTTATACGGGTTGTAACTCATGTCCGCCTCGCGCTGAAGCGGGCGCCCGTCAGTGGTCGCCATTTCTTGCATGGCAACGGCACAATACCGAAATGCGTCGGCGCTGTGACTTGACCAGTCATGCACCGGCTTGTCGCGAAACGCTCGCGTGCGCTCGTTAAACGCGCGGTGATAGTGACGCAGCGCTTCCAGCCCCTGGCGGCAATTGTCGCGATCGAACCAGCACCGCGGCAACAACATGCGCGCCGCGTGGATGCCGTCCTCGATCGGCAGGCGTGGCACAATTCGAAAGTTCAGGCCAAGGGATTGCGCAGCCTCGCGCCGGCTTTTGCCGGTTCCCATTTCTTTAACTTCAAGATCATGCGGACCGTAGTGATTGCCGTAGGTGTATGGTTTGCTTTGCAGCTCCTGAATGTAGTGCGGCAGACCTTCGCCACGGTTCTCGTAATAATCGATGACATGGACTTCGCCGCGCCCAACGGATTGTGTGTACCAGATCGCGGTGCTGTCATGCATGCCGATATCCCAATGCGTATCGACCTTAATTTGTGGTTGATGCGGCACGCTGTTGATGCGCCCGGCGTCGTCCGCCTCTTGCAGCTCTTTGCCGTAGACACTGCCGGGAACATTTGCCACCCAGGAACATTCAAATTCTTGGTTGTACTGATCCTCAGTCATTGTTGCCTTGGCGGCTTCCAGCTCTTCCTCGTCAAGGATGCTGGTTTCGCTCGCCTTGTACATTTTTCGCGACCAGCCATCGGTGCTGGCCGCCGCTTCCCATAAATCGTGAAAGTAATTGTGGCCTTGCGGCGTGCCTATAAAAGCACATGAGCCCTTTCTGTCGCTCAAGGCTGGGCGAATGACCTCGGGGAAGATGCTCGCCGGCATGTCGGCGACCTCGTCCATGACGGCCATGTCCAGATAAATGCCGCGCAAGCTGGCCGGGTTCTCAGCGCCCAGGAGACTTATGCGAGCGCCGTTGGGCAAGTCGCAGCGAAGTTCTGTCTCGTGAAACTTGCAATTTGGAATGCTGCCGGCGAACTGCTTGAGGTAGTCCCAGGCGACGTTTTTGGCCTGTCTGTAAGTCGGTGCAATGTAGGCCAGGCGCGGGTTTGGTTTCTCCTCAAGTATTGCGCGCTTTAGTAAATGATTGATGGCGCACACCGTCTTGCCAAAGCGGCGATGAATTACCATTACGTTGAAGCGGTGCTTATCGAGCATCGCGTGCAGCTCACGCTGAAGCGGCCGCGGCGTGTAGCCTATGTCGATGACTTCTTCACTTGGCATCAGTGAACACTCTCACTCTCATTTGACCAATGCGGACTTATATAAGGCGCCATTAGCATGCGCAGAAAAAGTTGCGCATCCTCGTGATCCTCAAAACCATCAAAAAATATTGCCAGGCGCGTTGTGCCATCAGGCGCCGCTACGCAATAAGCCTCGTACATTGCCGGGATCCGCTACTTGTAGCGCCCCATTATCGATTTCTTCTTTGTCTTCTTTTTTTTCTTTTTTGCCATGTGCCTTACCTCCTAAATGGTGCGCCCGACCTGGGAAGAGAGCAAAACCAGGCCGGGCGTATCCCGTCGCGCCTCAAGGCGCGCCAGGGAATTATTTGCGTCTTCGCGCCAAGTTGCTTGCGCGCGACATTACCGAAAGATTGCCAGGGCGGTTGTCGAGCGCGTTGCGGTTCTTGTGGTCTACGTGCTTGCCGTCGCCTTTTTTGACGCGCCCCTTTTTCATAAGGGAGTAGCGGGCGCGATTGCGGGCGGCGCGCTTGTCGCGGCGCTCGCGGGTTTCGCGGGCGTATTCTGCTTTATAATTTCTCATGGCAGTCAGAGCCTGTGAGCCTCAGTTATGGACGTATTATTACGTAGATGTACGGCGCCGCATTTTCGCGGGGGGTGGGGGGGTCGGATCGCCGCAAAAATAATTTTCGGTCTGACAAATGCGTGCGGTTTGCGGGGAAATTGCGGGGAACTTACCTTAACCTATTGATATCATTGGCTTGACCTTCAGGTTGCAAACCTGAAAAGCAACAAAAGGCGGGGCATACCTATTGAGAATGCCTCGCGTTCTTAGTGCAGATTCTCGCGCGCGGAACGCTGCGGGACAGGGGTTTTACCTAACCCGTTGTCTGTCTCTTCAACTGCCTCAACGCCGTCGTCACCCCATCGTATCGTCAACGTCGTAGGCTTCTCAACTTGATCCTCTTGCCTGTCTCTCAATCCCTTGGCTTGGGCCGATCCAATCATGCGATTGATAACGTCAGCTTCAAGCTTTCGCCTTTGGACTTCAGCATTAGCAAACTGCTTATCAACGGGCAGCTCACGTTGTGTTAACTCAAGTAAGTAATCTCTCAAGCTCTCAGCTTGGTCGATCCTTGCCTTCCGATACCGGGCGTAGATTTCGTCGTCATCTCTTACATGCTGCAAAAATGTCCGCCAATTTGGATAACGCGGCTCTCGGTCACAAATTGAACGCAACGACTTACCACTGGCAATTAACTCAAGGATCTCAGCCAATACTTTTTCTGTAAGCTTACGCTTCGACATGCCCATAAAAAAACGAGCCGCAGCAACGGCTCGTCTCTCCTTTTTCTAAAACAACAGGAGGGCTCAGCATTTTGCGTCAACGCCCCACAGCGTAAGTATTTTTTACGCTATTTCGCACGGTTCGTCCACACAATTAGCCCAGTAATCTAATTTTACCCAACATTCTAGTAAAGCACGCTCAAACCGCCGCCGAACAGTATCAGCGTGCAAACCCAGCAATCTACCTACCTTTGACCACGCCGGCCCTCTCTGTCTTCTGAACGCACTATGAGCACAAGCCCACACCAACCGTGCATCGTCAGCATCAAGCAGCAACGTAACCCTCAATGCCCAATCGTAATTTCGGACCGTAATCGCATTTGCCGGCCCCAGCCGCACTTCCTCCTCATTGTATCCATAAGCAAGCTCAGCCTCTGGCATTGTCTCAGGCCACGCCGTCTTTGCGCGCAGATCGATCGCCCCCGGCAATCGTCGCTCAGTGTCCGCAGCCTCAAGAAAGAAACCCATCAGTCCATCCACACCGCCGCAATGCTCTTTCACAGCTACCGCAATTTGCTTTTCAATCATCCTACCTCCACTCGCTGCCTCAATACCGCACCGCATACCGCATTCTTATAGAGGAATGCGGTAAATGCGGTAGTTGCTGGTACTTTGCGCATACCGCAATTGCGGTAAAATGCGGTAGTTTGCGGTAGTGCAAAAAAGTCACACATTATTCCAACACCCACGCCATATGATCACGATATCCGACAAACTCGTCGCCAATGAGACTATCGGCGGCGCGTCGAAAGTTCGTCCACTTATGCTTTGGCTCGCCGCTCATCATGGCAAACGCCACCTGGCGCCAATTATCTTCATCAACAATTCGACCACGGCTGTCGCTGACCGCTGTGCCATGATCAACAAGAGCATTATGTAACGCCTTTAATAGTGTCTTTTGCATCGCTCCTCTTGGTCGCTTCGGCTTCGTCTTCGACGCCGCCTCTGCCCCAATGACCACACACGAGGTCACCTCCTTGCCCCGTGTATTTAACCCCAACTCAACCACCTTGAGCGTGAACCCAAATTCACCTTCAATCTCTAGCTCACGTTGCTTGGTCACCTTGGCAACGCTAACTCCATTGCCACCGCTTACCTCAACCTCAGTGTCCGTCGCCGCCCGCAGCGACGAATGGCCCCTGGCACCCCGCGCCTCATCCTTCCCGGTATGATGCACAAGCATGACATGACAACGCGCCTCTTCGCGAATTCGGTCACAATTGCCAATCAGCTGCCCCATATCATCAGGCGCATTCTCGTTGCCGCCGGCAATAACCCGCGCCAAAGTGTCCAGCACGATCATGCCGGCACCCTTGACCTTCGCCGTATTAATAAGCCGCTCGACCGCCTCGTCATCCGATAACAGGTTCACGGCCACCGGAATGACATGAAACGGCAGCGTCTCCGACATCTCGTAGTGCCGCCGAAACGCCGCCACGCGATTGCGTATACCGAACGCACCTTCGGCCGCCACATACAGCACCGGCATCTGCGCAACCTCGCAGCCCCGCCACTCCCAACCCGCCGCCACATGCATGGCAAGGTCCGCCGCCCAAAATGTTTTACCCACGTTCGATGGCCCATAGACAACGCTCATGGCGCCGGCAATAAGAACGCCCTCGACAAAGTCGTCAGACGACAACACCGGCGTAATGGTATCGGCGTCAAGCGTCTCAAACACAAAGTCGGCGTCTACCTCTTCGGCATCAAACTCAGGAAACGCCTTGCACGCCTCAACGACATCGCCGCCGCCAGCATTAAGCCAATCCGAGACATCCGCCTTCGGCGCCATGTCGGCACACAACGGCGCATACCGCACACTGCGCGCAACACCCACAAGCGCCGCACACGTTTTCTCTGCCGAACGCACGCCCGCCGCATCATTATCTGGCACCACATAAACATCGCGATCGCGAAAGTATTGCAGCGCACTCGGCTCCCAAGTCTTCGCCGCCCCGCCGCACTTAGTCGTCGCACAAAACCCCGCCGCTCGCAGCGCATCGACATCCTTCTCGCCTTCGACGACGATGACGTAGTCGGATTTCAAAATTTCGGTCACATGGTACGGCAGCCGCTCAACCCCATCCATGCAGCCGCGGCCCTCGCGCCACCCAGCACCGTTGGGCACACGCGGGCGAAAGTCCTTCGGCATGTACCGGCACACCTGGTAACGCAGCACGCCATCGAGATCGACGTAGTCGTACTTTTGAACGATCATGCGAACACAATTCGCTGCCGGCTCGGGCTCCTTGTTCTCCAACACGCCGCCGCTCCAGTTCTCAAAATCAAACCATTCGCCGGTCTCGAGGTTCACGCTTTTTGAGCCCTTGCCACCGAACCGCAACTCACCGTCGCGCGACATCCGCATGTTAGGCTCGCCGAAACGCTCACGCGCCATCTGTTCAATGCTCATCTGAGTGGCGGCAACCCGAACGGGTCTTCCTCGAACTGCGCTTCAATTTTTCGGTCATAATCGTGCCGCACCTCATGCAGTCGCCCGACAACACTTTGCAAAAAAACGAGCCACTCATCTTTCGACAACGCCGCCAAGTCGCTCTTGCCAATGCTCTCTAAATACTCGCCACCCGCCTTGCC